ACTCCAGTTGCTCTGAACATAAGAGTTCCAGCAACTGTGTCGTCATCTGTTAATAGTTTCTTATAGACGTGTAGTTTATTAGCACCACCGGTGACTTCATTAGTTACCCAGTAGGCATAAGTTCCATCATCACAGATTGCATAGACTGGGTCTGGTGTAGCATCAACAAAGTGAGTGAGCTTTCCACCCACATCAATCTTGTCTACATCGTATTTGTCCCAAAGAAGGACTGCATCTTGGGTAACAGTGCCAGTTGCAGCAACTGATGTTACGTTAGTTGCAGTTAAAGCATAGGAGATAGTTGTAGCAGCTACAGCAGTAAGGACGTATGTACCATCAAAGGTAGCGTCAATGCTATTGACGTTGACAGTAGATCCGACAGTTAACTTGTGGCTACCGATAGTTAGCGTTGCTACGTTAGATGTAAGCGCCTTGTTAGTAACAGTCCAGCTTGGTCTAATAGAGCGCATAATCTGGAACGGACGCTTGTTGGGTTGTAGATTACCTTCTGTGTAATGGTAGTTATCTACATCTTTAAGCAGTGTTGCCTGTCCCTTTTCCCAAACGTTAAGCCCCTTGCTCCAGGTGTACTGAAAGCGAAGTGACTCATCTTGTGCTGGCTCATAGAACTTAGCGCCTTGACCTAAATGAAATGTTGATTGTGAGCGTAACCACCAACCAGTGATTGTCTGCTCACCAGGTTCACGGCTCATATCAATCTGTTGTTTGCGATACTGAGCAGTTACTCTGCGGTAAGCGTTTTCATCACTAGTAGTCAGGAAGAAAGGCAGACCACCAAAAGCTACATCGTAGGCAATACCAGTTGAAGCATAACTTTGAGTGCCGGAAGGGTTTGATAATGGATAGGGTATTGCATCCGTAATGTCGTCGCCGTATGCCACTATATCTCCTTATTCTAAAAGGTTAACTAGTGATCTAGTTCTCCCTTGTGCTAACTGGGTATAAATCTGTGTTGTTGCAACGCTTGTGTGGCGCATAAGTTCTTTAACAGCAATCAAATCACCGCCTGATTTCTCAAGCATTGTGGTTGCAAAGTAGTGGCGCAGACTGTGGAAATGCTTAGCATCAGGACCTAAGATACGACGCATCTCTTTGGCTGCCCTTGCTGAGAACTTGTTAGCAGTGACCTGCCATAGCCTGTCTAATGTCTTATAGGACATAATCATCTCAGCTACCTTGGGTGCTATTGGGACTATTAGATCAGTCCCACCTTTGCCCTGCACCCGTAGGCTGTAGCCCTCATCGTGTTCTATTAGGTCTGAGCCTTTAATCTTGGCTGCTTCCATAGCACGAAGGCCAACCATTCCACCTAGTACAAACCAGTCGTGGTAGAGAGGCTTCGCCTCTGCTAGTAGTTTGGCATACTCAGCCTTAGTGACAGGCTTAGGTACACCACGTCCTGGCTTGACCTGTGGTAGTTCATCTGCTGGGTTGTTACCATTGACTAGGTTCATCTTGTTGAGAGCTTTGTAGAGGCTCCTGTAGCGTGCTACATAGGTAGCCCTAGTGGACTGCTTAGTTACCCGTAGGATGACCTTCTCGACCTGTTCATAGGTGGCCTCAGCAGGGTGTGAACCCAAGCTCAGGATCAAGCGCCAGTCGTTCTTGAACAGTTGCTCAGAGAACCCACTGGTCTTGTACCTATTGTGAAGCTGCTCTTTGATCTGCTCTAAGGGTATAAGTTCCATAGGTAGACCATAGCACTAAAGCTACACGTTCGGTGTGAAGTGTTCCGCTTCTGGATTGAGATATGCGGCATAGTCAGAGTTGCCTTCAACCATAGGTACTGACCACTCCTTGCCGTTTTCTTCAATCTTAAAGAGTAGGTCGTTGCCTTCTTCATCTTTTCTGATTTCGTATTTTGTCATTTTATAACTCCGCACTTAGTTGAATATCGCCACCAGCAGTTGAAACCTGCATATAACTACGCCATTGAGTCATACCTGTAAAGTTTGTCATCACTAACTGGCAGTTTTGAGATGTCACTCGGTTGCCGTTCACAAAGGCAACGTTAGTTGATGACTGTTGAAAATCATTTGTGCCGTCTGAGACATACAAAGCAGCCGAACCAGCCACACTTGGAGATGTACGCATAGGCATAACGAAGTTAAGAGGTGCGTGGATTTGTGTACTCAAAGAAGCGTTTCCTGTGAAGGAGTGGACAATTTGATAGTAACGCTGGCAAGCGGCTAATTCTCCTTGGATACTTCCGCCAGCACGACTGAAAGCCGTAGCAACTGAACCAATTTCTAATTGTGCTTGAGCAAATTCAACGATTGCACCACTTGCTTGTGCTGCTCCAAATCCAGCATTAAGACGCAAAGAATTAGCAGTTCCATCATTAGGAATTGCTGCACTTATAGTAACTGTTGTCCAGTCAGTTGAACCTGTACCAGTAGTTAGACTTGAAAGAACAGTGTTTGAATTTCCTAAAGAAGTCCAAGTTGCACCTGAACCTGCATCAACTGTTGCTGATTTTTGAATAGACCAACCAAGATTTCCACCAGTTGCGGTAGCATTGCGACGCATTTTAATTGAAAAAGTAACAGTATTACCCCAAGCCTGTTGTGCTTGGGCTGTTTCTATGTATTGAGTTATATTTTTGTAAGCGGAAGCACCAGTTGCAGTATAACGCAAAATATATCTGGAACCATTAGGAGCGCCTGATGTTTGTTGAGAAGCAGTCATATTACTAAGTGTGCTGTCATCTGTCCATCGGTCTGTCATATATCCACCAGAGGCAAATGAAGTACCTCGTTGCCAAATATCAAAAGCGCCGTTTATAAGAAGATTTTTACCTGCTGCGTAATTTGCTTGATAGCGCAGGCCTGTTGAAGTGGAACTATCTGCTACGATGCTGGATCCGTCGGCTCCAACAGCCAATACTGCAGGCGTTGAAGCAGCTGTAGCAGTAAGGATATCGCCCTTAGTACTAAGAGTTGACTTAGCAATATCAGTAGATACTGTGAAGCTACCTAGTGCTAAGACTGTCAGAGTGTCACTTGTGATAGCGCCACTGACTAGTACCACTGAGGTACCAGTGCTTGCTGTAAAGTCTGAGGTAGGTGTCAGTAAGGCACCGTTGAGGTACACCTGGATTGCACCGACTGTGTATGACAAGGTATTGCCATTAGAGTCAGCACCTGAGAAGGATGTCTGGCCAGAGGTAGCTGTGTAGACATACGTTGATAACGTATTCTGTCCACCACCTGCATAGCCTAGAGCAGTCCACGAAGCTGAACCGGTACCGATCTTGAACTTACCAGTATCTGTCTCAAAGCCCATCTCGCCTGCGGCGAGTGTTGGGTTAGTAGAGGTCCAGGTCGCGGCAGTCCCACGTCTTGCCTGAATCTGCGTTTGAACGGCCATTAGTTTCCTTCTTTCTGTGTCGTGTTAATCTTAGTCAAGTGTTCCACTATGAAAGCAGTAACTTTGCTTCATCGGCAGTTATGCCTAGTTTGGCTAGTAACGCTGCTCTTGCTGCCTCGGCTTCTGCAATTCTAGTTTCCTTTGCTAGACGATTAGCAGCCCATTCAGCAATTTGTGCCTCTGTTTCGGCTTCACTTAAATCTGTATAGCCCGTATCATCATCGCCAATTCGTAATCCATTAGGATTTTCTGCTCGGATAATTTCAATCATTTCATTAAGTGTTGTCATTTTATGCCATTCCGTAGACTGCGAGTGTGCCTGTGATTGTGCCTGATGATGCCTTTAGTAAGAATCCTGTGTAGGTTCTTGCCACTGAGGATTGACCAGCAAAAACATAATTTGCATAATTGTAACCTTGCAGTAATTGACCTTGCCAAGCAGCAGTTGCTGATGTTCCCTGACATTGGTAAAAGTTAATTACGCCAGTAATTCGGTCGCCGCTTCCTGCGTTTCCACTAGCGTCTGGAGAAACCGTGAATTGTGATGCTCCAGATGTACCAACGCTTGCAGGTGAAGTACCGCCGTGAGCATTTCCAAAAGTTGTACCGTAATAACCAGCAGCCTGTGTTGTTCCTGAGTAAAGCATTTGGAGTTGTAAATCATCGGTTGCAGCAGCGCCACCGCCCAATGCTTTAATTTCAACCATATAGTAGTTATATGATGATGAGAAAATTGAATCAAAGGTTGTGCCAGTTGTTGAAACTGATGTAAATGATGTTTCTGCTTTAACTACTTGCCAACCACCACCTGCGCTTGGCGTAGCCCATTTCAAGCCTGTTGAAGCGGTACTATCCGCCACAAGTATTTGGGCATCGGTGCCGACTGCTAAAATTGATGAAGCATTTGTGCCGCTACCAACACTAAGATCACCCTTAGCGGCCTTGGCTACGGCATTGGATCTTGCTTTTGTAACTGCCATTAGTTGTTTCCTTCTTGTCTAGTTGTTGGTATTTTTAAGTATTTAATCAAGGTGTTCCTCCATCAATTGTCGGAGTACCAGGGGCAGCTACCGAGCTTTGAATAGCATTGTTAAAATAGATAAGGTCATTACTAGTAAGTACGTGGCGCACTGTGGCACCTGATGAGTGGCTAATTGCGCTAGAGCCTGCACAACCGCGAACGATTGTAAAGGTGCTACCAGAGTTAGCGGTAATAAACACAATCTCTTCGCTAGTTGTATCTGGGTCAAGGGCAACTGTGAACTGGTCCACGTTGCCAGCAGCAAGAGTAACTCCACCTAGTAAACCTGAAGCAGTACCAGTAGATACAGTCATTGAGGTTGCAGAACTATTAAGAGCAGCTGAGAGGATTGTCTCTACTGAGATTGAACTGTATAATCTAGTCACTGGTTATCCTTATTTTGTATAGTGAACGCGGATCGGGAATCGGTCTTGTAACTTAACTGACTCTTCTTGCAGACGTTGCTGATAAAGAGCAAAGACATATTTAGAAGCAGAGGCACCAGCAGTTGATGGCAACTTAGTATCTGCTAAGTCGGCTTCTGCGCTGGATAGGTTAATGCGACCTGTATCAATGTAACTGAGCAGGCGGTATGCAGCTCCAAGAGTAATAACATCTCTTGACGATTCCGGCAAGCCTGTAACAGTAGCAAAATCATCACTGCTGTTAGTAAGGTTATTTGGGATAATGGAATAGTAGACTTGGACTGTACGACCAGGGACAACTTTGTCATATATGTTTAATGTTTTCGTTGTGTTAAAGGCTGCCACATTTGCCATACGGTCAATGCGCCAGCGATTAGTTGGTAGCCATTCTTTAGAAGGTCCAGGTGTCTGCCAAGAAACATAAAGCACATCTCTGGCATCATCTGGTAATGGGTAGGCAATCTGTGCTGCGTTGTATGGGAAGGTAGTCAACGCCACACCAAAGAGCTTTGGATAGAGTGAGTTGATAGTGTCGTTCAAAGCCTGCTGAATCATTGTTATTGGGAACGTAGGGGTCAGGATAACCTGAGCATTCTCTGCGTGTGGGCTAGGAGTTGTACCCATATAGCCACGACCAAAGCCTGGTATAACTTGTAGCGTTAGATTCTGTCGGTCAAAAGAGTTGACCCAGATAAGTTCATCGTCAATCTGGACAATACCTTTGGCAAGGTTATCTGCTGAACCAATTTGAATAGACAAGTCGGTAGCAGAAATGCCACCTACATTGGCAAGGTTAGTGATGCGATCTTGGCGAAGGGTATAACCTTGTAGGTTACTTTGTACTTCGCTTACCAGCTGGCCGAAGTTTGGCATCTAGTTTCTCCTTGTAGAATCTAACATTGGTTTGTAATCTTTCATCGTTTGGTGATATCTCTAACGCTTTGAGTCCGTGCTTGAGTGCTTGCTTGTAATCTCCTAATTGCCACGCACTTACTGCAACTAAGTCATCTGCCATATGGGTCCAAGCCCAACCTTCTGCAAGGAACTCCATTGGCTTTACGTTAAACTCCAAGGCTTTCTTTGCTACTAGGTTGCACTCTGCCCACTGCTTTTCTAAGTAATAGAAGTTAGCCAGGGCTAGTAAAGATTCTTTACAAGCAAACTCTTCTGTTCCTTTGATGAACCATTCCTCAGCGTTAGCTGGGTCCATCTTGCCTAGTATGCGACAAGCTGCTGCACGCTCTTGCGGAAAGATAGATAGTTCTAAATACTTTGTTAGCGACTGCGTCGCTTTCTCGTTCTGCTGGTAGTACGACTGTTCTCTACCTAAGTAGTACAGGTTTCTAGCATCTGGGTTTTCTCTTACTGCCATCTCTAGCAGTGGTAGATACTGACCACGAGAAGTCTCTTTATTCTGGTGATGATGTATCTCAAAACCTTCTATAAACTCTTGTACTTCTGTACGCTCTTCATACCAACGTGGTACTTCGTGGATGGGATAGTGCCATCTGATACCAGCCCTGCGGTGTACCTTGAATCCATTAAACTCTGTTACAGGATTACCTGCATCATCGAATGCTTCGATACGTCTGTAAGTAGGTCTGTCTATTCCTTTAGCAAAGGCTTCTTCTAACGGTTTACGCCAACCAGGTGCTAGCACTTCATCTGCATCTAATGCAATGCAATAGTCTGCATCTGCTGGTATTACTGCAAGCGACGCGTTCCTTGCGTCATCAAACCTAAAGGGACTGATAAGGATTTGCACAACTGTAATGCCAAGACTTCGTGCAATCTTAACGGTTTTATCGGTTGATCCTGTATCTGCAAGGATGTGGTAGTCAGCATCTCTACTGGACTCATACCACTTTTCAATGTACTTCTCCTCATTCTTGCAGATTGTGTATACAGCTATCTTCATTTGTACCAACTTAAGTAGTCAACATCTTCTAGCATCAAGTCCGAGTAACTTGGATACTGCTTAGCCAGTGGTGGCTTTGCAGCATATGATGGATACTGACGATGTAATAATCTATAAGCAACGTCTATATGCTCTGGATACTCTTTGGCCTGTGCTAGTGCAATAGCCCTAAATTTGGGGCTAACACAGTAAGCGTGTAGTGAAGATGTATCCATAGCCCGAACCATCATATGGTTACAATGCACGCTGTTTAACAACACTGCACCTAGATAAAAGATATTCCAGTCTTTAGGTAGCAACTCTATGAACTGGGCAAAGCGTTCATTAAAGTTTTCCATAAACAAAACGTCATCTTCTAAGATGAGCGTCATACCAGTAGATTCTTCTAGTACCTGTGTATGGCTTTGTCTGCACGCTTGTATTGGGTCTATGCCCAAAGCCTGTGCATCTATCGCACTAAAACGTTCGTAGGTTATGCCCAACTCTTTAAGTTGAGCGTCAACCTTTTCCATACGATCTGTTCTACGGTCTAGGTTTATTACCACGACCTTGTCAAAATACTCATTAACTTTCATAAGCTAATAGTACAAGATTACGGAGTTCCACCATCAATAACTGATACCCACTTGGTGTCGTAATCAGTACTAGAGTTCTTAACTAAAAATGTGTTTGTTGCCCCACCTGTTGCAAGGCCTGGTCCTGTAGCACCAGTTGGACCGGTAGGCCCAGTTGCACCCTGAGAACCTGTAGCACCAGTTGCGCCAGTACTACCTGTAGCACCCGTTGGTCCTGTAGGACCTTGGCTACCAGTTGCTCCAGTTGCGCCTGTGGCACCTGCACTACCAGTTGCACCAGTAGGACCAGTTGCTCCAGTTAATCCTGTAGAGCC